GGTGGTGGCTCTTTTGGTGGAGATGGTGGACAAGGTGGATCAGGTAAAGTAATTGTTAGATTCCCAAGTCAAGCTTCTTTAAGTGTTAGCCCTGGAACTAATGGTACATCAACTCACCCTAGTGGAGATAAGATAGCAACATTTACGGTAAACGGAACATTGACTGTAAGTTAAAACTAAATTATATATAAAGTTTTAAGGAGAATATAATATGGCACATTTTGCAGAATTAGAATCAAAAATAGATCCAACAGGATTTACATCTGATACACACAAAGTTGTTGTAAGAGTTACAGTTGTAGGAAATGATATAGAAACAGCAGCAGGTCCTTTAGGTGAAAATGATATGCATGTTGATGGTGAAACATGGTGTAAAGATTTTTTTAATAAACCAGATACAGAATTTAAACAAACGTCATATAACCATAATTTTAGAAAACAATACGCAGGAATTGGAATGATTTATGATTCATCAAAAGATAAATTTTTGCATAGTCAACCTCATGCGTCTTGGTCTTTAGATGAAAATGATGATTGGAAAGCACCAATACCATATCCAACAATAATTAATGAAGAGGGAGAAGATTGGATATATGAAATTTATTGGGACGAAGATGCATATAACGCCGATAATACTAAAGGTTGGAAAGCATTTAAATCAAACGACACAGCGGATCCTAAAACAACATATGAATGGAATGGCACGGCTTGGGTGTCTGAATAGGAGGATAGAATGCCTAGAGGAAAAGGTTCTAGATTAATTGGAAAACAAAAAACTAGCACTGCAGCTTCTTTATCTGCAGGTAATAAATCAGCAGATGATTTAAGGGCATTTATAAATGGTGGTTTAGTAAACCAAGGAAGTGCATCTAGTGTTTGGACATTAAGAGAACAATTTAATCAAAGAAAATCTGGAACTTGGGCAGGTGACTTAGGTGCTATATCTAACGCTGTTGCTCAACCAGGTGGAACTATGACAGTCAATAGTCAACCACTAGGGTCTTACGATTATACATTTTATAATGGACCTCAAACAGTTTCATCTTTTTCTAATTCAGATTTTTTTACAACAACAGAAGATTCAAGATCAGCTTTAATTTACATAAATGGAAATTTGACTATCAACGCATGTCAAGTTTTTAAACCATCAAATAGAAAATTATTTACAGCTATTTATGTTAAAGGAGATTTAACAGTTAATGGCACTATTTCTATGGGATATGATAATGGTGGGGCCACTGGTAGAGGTGCAAATCATTCACCTAGTGGTTCACCAAGAACAGCACAGGCTATTAAACTTATATCTCCAGGAACATATTCTTGCGTACCAGATCCAAATATTCCAGCAACAGGTGGATCAGGTGGATCAGGAGCAATAGTCTCTCCAACAGGTGCAACCTCTCCAAATAGATCAGCAAGTAATACTGGTTCAAACGGAACAGGCGGTGGCACAGGTGGTGGTGGAAGTGGTACTTTTTTTGTTTTAGATGGCCAACCAGCAGCCCCTATGAATCCATCTGGAGCAGGGTCAGCAGGAACTGCCTTCACTGGTGGTACTGGTGGTGGAGGAGTTGATAAAAGAGGTAATGGTGGCGAACAACAGGCAACAGCAGGAACTGCTAATGGTGGTGCTGGTGGTAATGCTGGTGGAACAGGTAACGGTAATTCTAGTGGTGGAAACGGAAACCCAGGGGGACTTTATAACCAAGACTGTACGAGTTCTAACGCTGGAGACAATGGAACACCAGGCACAGCAGGATCATTAGTAATATATGCAACAGGAGATATAAATGGTTGTGGTGCTATAACATCAAACGGACAAGTAGCATCTTGGAATGGAGCACCTATTGGAACCAGTGCAAACGGAGATCCTGCACCAGGTCCTTCAGGTGGATACGGACAATGTGGTAAATGTGGTGGAAGTGGAGGTGGTGGTCATGTAAGTGTATTTTTTGGAACTGATAATTTTGGGTCTGGAACTGTTTCTGCAGATGCTGCACCAACTTCTGTTCCTGCACCTAACAACCCATACAACCCAGCTAATCCTGGTCCAAGTAGTCCATCACCAGTGGTAGGAAGAGGTCATGGTATAGCAGGAGGAAACGGTACAGCTAGAAAAATGGCAATGCCAACAGGATAACTATGAGATATTTCTTTTATAATTTAGACAGTAAAAAAAACTTATTAGATAATCTTATCGCAACCAAACCAGACAACTATGAGTTGATAAAATGGGGATGGGCTCCTGATGTAGAAACAGCAAGAGAGAATAAATTAACTGAGCTAGGTAATCCACAAATTAAAGGACTTCCTGTAATAGTATATCATCGTCAACCATGGAGAGAAGACTACAAAGATACTTTTGTAAATCACGAACAACAATGGTATGGCGTTTCATTATGTGATGAACCAGATGAAAATTGGAATTGGACTTGGATAAATGAACAAATAGTTGACGAAGTAGAATAGTTATATTATATAGAAAGCATAGAAAGATGAACTTAACAAATTATTATTGGTATTTTCAATCAGCAATTCCAGAGCGTATCTGTGATGAAATAGTTAAATATGGTAAATCTATTTCTGATGAAATGGCAGTAACTGGTGGCTTTGGTGGAAATCAAAAATTAAATCAAAATCAAATAAAAGATTTAAGAAAAAAAAGAGATTCCAATATTGTTTGGATGAATGATAGATGGATATATAAAGAGATACAACCTTATGTTCATAAAGCAAACGCAAACGCAGGTTGGAATTTTCAATGGGATTTTTCAGAGAGTTGTCAGTTTACAAAATATGAAAAAGGACAGTTTTATGATTGGCATTGTGATGGTTGGGATCAACCTTATCAAAAACAACAAGGAGATCCTTCACATGGTAAAATTAGAAAACTATCTGTTACAGTTACATTATCTGATCCTAAAGATTATAAAGGTGGTGAGTTAGAATTTGATTTTAGAAACATGGACCCGGACAAAAAACCTAATATTAAAAAATGCACTGAGATATTACCAAAAGGATCTTTGGTTGTATTTCCTGGTTTTGTTTGGCACAGAGTGTGCCCAGTTAAAAAAGGATCAAGATACAGTCTTGTTATATGGAATTTAGGATGGCCATATAAATGAGTTTTCCAAAACAATTAAATCTAGAAGAATATTTTAAATGCCCTATATGGTGGGCAGACGAACCTAAATTTGTAAAAAAATTAAACAAAGCCTCTGATAAATATATTAAAGATTCAAAAAAAAGATTAAAACCAGATATAGATCAACGTAATAAAAATCTTGGTGATAAGAAAGATATGGGTTATGTTTTTCACTCTACAAGTTTAATTAATGATCCTAATTTTAAAGAATTACAAAATTACATAGGTGCAACCTCATATAATTTATTAACTGAAATGGGTTTTGATTTAACAAATTTTAAAGTTTTTATAACAGAATTATGGGTTCAAGAATTTGCAAAAAACGGTGGTGGGCACCATACCTTGCACACGCATTGGAATGGACACATGTCTGGTTTTTATTTTTTAAAAGCATCTGATGCAACATCCATGCCTATGTTTGAAGACCCAAGACCAGGTAATATAATGAATCTATTACCAGAAGCAGATAAAACAAAAGTAACAAATGCATCAACACAAATTAGTTACAAGGTTAAACCAGGTCGTATGATATTTTTTCCATCTTACCTGCCACATCAATATACAGTTGATATGGGATACGAACCGTTTAGATTCATACATTGGAACTGTCAAGCAATATCAAAAGGAGCAATAGATGTCGTTTAAGAAAAATAAATATACTGTTTTAAAAAAAGCTATCTCAAAAGAAATGGCAGATTTTATCTATAGTTATTTCTTAAATAAAAGAAGCGTAGCTGCTGTTTTATTTAATGAAAAATATATATCACCTTTCACAGAGTATTTTGGAGTGTGGACTGATGCACAAGTTCCAAATACTTACTCACATTATGCAGATATAGCCATGGAAACTTTATTACAAAAAGTAAAACCTATCATGGAAAAACATACTAAATTAAAATTATCTGAAACATATTCTTACGCTAGAATTTATAAAAAAGGAGATGTGTTAACCAGGCACAAAGATAGGTACTCTTGTGAAATATCTACAACATTAAATTTAGGTGGAGACCCTTGGCCAATATATTTAGATCCCACAGGTAAAAAAGGTCAAGCAGGGATAAAAATAAATCTCGATCCTGGTGATATGTTGATATACTCTGGTTGTGATTTAGAACACTGGAGAGAAGAATTTAAAGGTAAAGATTGTGGACAGGTATTTTTACACTATAACAAAGCAGGGTCTAAAATGGCAAAAGAAAACGCATTAGATAAAAGACCTTTGATAGGTTTACCAGGTTGGTTTAAAGGATCTAAGTTGACTATATCAAATAAATAGTCTATAAAAAGCTTTAGCGGGGAGAGACACCACCACACCCTTTCCCTGCTTTTAATCTGTTAATTAACTGCAAAATAGGTATAATGGATTATTATGCTACAAAAGATAGGTTTTCAGCCAGGTATAAATAAACAAATTACTGACACAGGAGCAGAGGGTCAATGGACAGACTGCGATAATGTCAGGTTTCGTTATGGTATTCCAGAAAAGATAGGTGG